CCCGAGCCTGCTGGTGGCAGAGGGGCGGCTGAACACGAAGGGCCGCGCGTTCGGCAGGCTTTCGCGGCCCCACAGGGGCCACGGTCCTGCCTCACCATCACGGTCGAAGACCGGCAGGGGACTCGTGACCGCGCCGATCTTCCTGCTGGTGCCGCAGGTCAAGCTGCCGAAGCGGCTGGACCTGGCAAGGGATGCAGAGCGGGCGCACGACGCGATCCCGGGGCTGATCGTGGCGAACTGGGTGGATCGTTGAGTGCAGGCCACGAAAATCAAGCCATTACGCTATAGACCGGTTGCCCGTCGCTAAGGCTTTTCTCGACCGAACCGCAAAGAGCATAGATCGTTGCTCCGTTGGCAGACACGAAAACGACCCCAAGCAGAACATCCGGGTTGGGATTCGTTGTCAAAGAAATCGTCGCCCCTTCACCGACGGCAAGTTCGACAAAGGCATGATGTTCGGTGGCGGCCAAACGCGCAATATCGAGGTAACTGACAACATTCTGTCTTGTGAAATGAAGGACATCAAATGCCGCAACATCTCGAAGGAGGATCGCTTCGCAGTTGTCTGCGGGATCGGACGTGACCAGCAGCGTTAGGAGGCGCTCTGCGGATTCGTAGGTCATGCCAACATACTCCACGTCGGCAAACCGTTCATCCCCTTCAAAAGTGATCATCTCCAATCCTCCGGACGGATCAACCCGTCATCACCTCGCCCGTCACCTGAAAAGCCCTCTTCCTCGGTCGCTGGCCGACCAGGCTGGCGCACGCCGTCGATCCATTCGTGCGTATGGGGCTGACCTTGACCGTGATCGTGGCCCCAATCAACGTCTTTGATCGGCCTTCCGTCAGGGCCATACAATCTGTCTCCGCGAGGGCCGACAACCCAAGTTCCCGGACGCCCCTGTGCAGGCAAGCCCCGCGCTTCCGGCGCAGGTTCCACGGGTCTGCCCTCTGCATCCGTCTCCGGGATACCTTCTGGAAGCGCTCTGGGTCCGCCCTCTGCGCGATTCTCAACAATATGCGGTGAGGACGTACCACCGAGCGCTTGATAGCCTTCGGTCGAAAAACCGGGCAGATCAAGGATATCACGACCGAACTCATCGAGTTGGGGAAAGACTTCGACCCAGCCGGACGCAAATTCGCCGGGCCGCACGGTAAGTCGCCCTGCGTTCCATGCTCTCAATGCCTCATCGACAATGCCCTGAATTCTGGCCAAATCTTCCTGGCTACCTGCTAACGCCCTCCCCAATGCGCCTGGGTCAGAGAGTTCGTGCAGCGCAAGCGCTTGCCCCACGATTTCGGAGCTGGGCCCCGACCAGTCGGCACCCGAGAAGCGGCCAGAATTGAATTGGCCCCACGCGTGAGCTCGGGCAGCCAGCACACCTTCGACCGTAGCAAGGTCGAGACCGAGGCGTTCAGCAGATCTCTGAACGGCTGCATTTTCGGCATATCGGCGAAATGCCTCAAGCCCAACAACCGCGACTGCAGCAAGGCCTCCCCTCGTCAACGCACGAAGTCCCGAGACAAGCTCCGAGGGAGATGGCAAGGCATCGGGCAATCCACCGATACTTGGCACATATTCAGCAGGCGTGATGATGGTTTCACCCGGTGCAACCGGCTCAGCAAAGCACCGGCAGTTGTGCGCCTGTCCCGGATGGCCGCCTCCGGGCGGCTCGTCCCAACGAAACTCCCGATCATCATACTCTGCGTGGCTGTCGCGCACTTTCGCGTCGTCCTGCGACCGCCAGATGTATCGCTCGATCCCCAAGTCCTGCTGCCGAAGCTGGTTCACCAGGCCCGCGAAGGCCCGCAGCAGGCGCTCTTCCATCGCCTCCCGCAACGGACGCAGGCGCTGCGGGTGGGTCTCATATTCCTCGAAGATGGCCGTCAAGCGCGCATCCCACTGGCGCAGCGCCTCCTCCTTCGCATCCGAAACGTCGCGCAGATCGGCTTTGGTCACTCAGGGCACGGTGTCCGGGGGCGTCAGAGCGTTCAGCAGCATCCGGGTGTTGTCGGCGATCACGCGGTCCAGTTTTTCGATGAACTCAGCCCGCAGGTCCGCATAGCCGGGGAAAAGCGACTTGATCGAAATGCCCGAACGGTAGCCGTACACGGCCGCGTTCTGCCGTGCGAACACGTACTAAACGCTGCCACCGTGGCGGAGAAATTCCCGTAGATCGTGCTTCATGGAACCTCCCGCTGACCCGCGGGATGGTTTGTCGAGGCAATTGTTAAAGAAGCGCTCACCCTACCGTTCGGAGCTTCCGATGCGGCAACGGACCCCAAGAAGGCAGGAAGGTCAGTATCCGTGCCCACCCTCCGCGAAACCATCCTCGCCGCGCTCCACGCGCGGCTTTCGGCGCTGCCCGCCACCGCCCTGCGCGGTGATGTGCTACCCGAGCGTGTGCCTGCTGCTGGCCTCTTGATCCTGCGTGATGGCGAGCCAGGGGAGCCCGAGGTGACGCTCTCGCCGCTGCGCTACCATTACCACCACCGGGCCGAAATCGAAGCGGTCGTGCAGGGCGCTGCCCGTGACGCCATCTTCGACACCCTTTGCGCCAGCATCGGCGCGGCGATTACCGCAGACCGCACGCTAGGCGGCCTTTGCGACTGGGTCGAGGCGGAAGCACCGCGTCCGGTCGATCTGGCCGTCGAAGGTGACGCCAGCCTGAAGGCGGCGATGATCCAGGTCATCCTGCACTATTCCACGGCCGACCCGCTGGCCTGACCCCACAAACGACAGGAGAACACGATGGCACGAGCCCATGGCGCGCGGGCGCAGATGGCGCTTGCGTTCGAGACCGTCTATGGCACCGCGCCCGCCTCGGGCTATCGCACGGTGCCGTTCGCCAGCACCACGCTTGGCTCCGAACAACCGCTGATCGCTTCGGAACTGCTGGGCCAGGGGCGCGACCCGCTGGCCCCGATCAAGGACGCCGTCACCGCCGACGGCGATGTCGTGGTGCCGATCGACGTCGAGAACCTCGGCCTCTGGCTAAAGGCGGCCTTTGGCGCGCCGGTCACCTCCGGCACCACGCCCAAGACCCACACCTTCCAGTCTGGCAACTGGACGCTGCCAAGCATGGCCATCGAGACGGCGATGCCCGAGGTTCCGCGCTATGCGATGTACACCGGCTGCGTTTGCGATCAGCTGTCCTGGCAGATGGCGCGGTCGGGGCTGTTGACCGCCACCGCCCGGCTGGTGGCGCAGGGCGAAAGCGTCGCCGCCACCACGGCCGCAGGCACGCCAACCTCGCTGGCGCTGCAGCGGTTCGGGCATTTCAACGGGGCGATCACACGGAATGGCTCGCCGCTCGGCAACGTCGTTTCCGCAGAGGTGACCTATTCCAACGGCCTCGACCGGATCGAGACCATCCGGTCGGACGGCCGGATCGAAGGGGCCGATCCCGGCATGGCGGCGCTGACCGGCCGGGTGGAGGTCCGTTTCGCCGACAGCACGCTGATCACGCAGGCGATCGACGGCACGCCGTGCGAGTTGGTCTTCGCCTGGAGCCTCGGCGCGAACGCCAGCTTCACCTTCACTGCCCATGCCGTCTACCTGCCGCGCCCGCGCATCGAAATCCCGGGCCCGCAGGGCATCCAGGCCACCTTCGACTGGCAGGCCGCCAAGGCCGTCAGCCCCGCCCGTATGTGCACCGCCGTCCTCGTCAACACCGTTGTGAGCTATTGATCATGATCAGACTGAACCTGTCGAACCGGCCCGAATGGCTGGACCTGCTGCCCGGCCTGCGCGTGCTGGTGGCGCCCCTGACCACCGCGTTGATGGTCTCCGCCCGCGCTGATCCCGCCATCGATGGCCTGTCGGAAACCTCCAGCCAGGAGGACATGGCCCTCGCGATGGCCAAGGCCGTCGCCCGCCGTGCTGTGCTGGAATGGGAAGGTGTGGGCGATGATGTGGGCAACCTCTTGCCCGTCAGCCCTGCCGGGATCGACGCCCTTCTCGAAATCTGGCCGGTGTTCGAGGCCTTCCAGGCGCAATACGTCGCCCGTGGTCTGATGCTGGATCAGGAAAAAAACGCCTCCGCGCCCTCGCCGACTGGTCCTTCGGCGGGGGCGACGGCTATTGCGCGGCCTGCGCGGGACCCTGCCCGGACTGCCCCGCTCGGCTGAACCGGCCGCACACGGTCGAGGGCTCGCAGGTCTGGGACCTGACCCAGCGCCTTGGTGGCCAGCTGCGCATCGCGCCGGGCGCCGTCATCGGATGGGACATCGGCGCCGCCCTCGCGCTGGCACAGGCGCTGGGCGTCAATGTCCTGATCGCCGCCGAACTGCTGCCCGAGATCGAGGCGGTGGTGGTGCGCAAACTGAATGACGCGTTACGTTCAGGCAGCTTGCAGGGGCACAATCCCTGAGACATCGACCGTTTCGCGGGCGCGGGCGAGGTCCCAGGCCCGCTGCAGGTTCATCCAGTATTCCGGGGTGGTACCGAAATAGGTGGCGAGCCGCATGGCCGTATCCGCTGTCACGGCCGTCTCGCCCTTCACCAGCCGCTCGATCCGGGTCCGGGGAACCTGCAGATGCCGGGCAAGCGCAGGCGCGCTCATGTCGAGCGGAAGAAGATAGAGTTCGTCCAGGACTTCGCCCGGATGTGACGGGTTGGTGATCAGGCTCATCGGCTTTCCTTTCAGTGGTAATCCACGATCTCGACATCCTGCGGACCCTGATCGGTCCAGACGAAACAGATGCGCCACTGCCCGTTGATGCGCACCGAATGTTGCCCTGCGCGATCCCCACTCAGGGCTTCCAGATGGTTGCCCGGAGGAAAACGCAGATCCTCAAGTTGCATGGCCGCGTCCAGTGCCGACAGCATGGCGCGCGTCCGTCTGACCAGATCAGCCGGAAAGCCCTTGCCGAAGCGGCCCTGAACCGCACCGGCGGCAAGCTTTCCACGCGTGCTGATGATCATGTCCCAATGTATCATGTCGTGATACAAACATCAAGGATTCCCTCATGGCCGAGAAGAAGGTCTCCGTCCGCCTCGTGGCGGAGGGCGGACGCCGCGTGCGGGCCGAACTGGAAGGTGTCGGTGAGGCCGGGGCCCGTGGCTTCGGCCGCCTGTCGCGCGAGATGGAACTGGCCAACACCCGGCTTGCTGCTTTCGCGCGCCGGGCCGGTCTTGCCCTTGGTGCAGCGGCGGCGGCCGCTACAGCCTCGCTCGGGCTGATCGTCCGCTCCACCGCCGAAAGCGCTGCCCAGATCCGGCAGTTCGCGCAGGTTGCCAATGCGACGCCCGAGGCCATGCAGCGTTGGTCGGCCGGGGCGCGCACCGTTGGCATCGAACAGGAGAAGCTGGCCGATATCCTGAAGGACGTGAACGACCGGGTGGGCGACTTCCTGCAGACCGGCGGCGGACCGATGGCCGACTTCTTCGAGAACGTCGCGCCCCAAGTGGGCGTGACGGCCGATCAGTTCGCGCGCCTTTCGGGGCCGGAGGCGTTGCAGCTTTACGTCGATACGCTGGAACGCGCCGGTCTCAGCCAGCAGGAGATGACCTTCTATCTGGAGGCGATGGCCTCGGATGCGACGCGGCTGATCCCCCTCCTGCGCAATGGCGGGGCGGAGATGGCCCGGCTTGGGGACCAGGCCTCGGACCTTGGCGCGGTTCTGGACAGTGATGCCCTCGAAGCCCTACGCCGCACGCAACTGGCGCTGGGGACGGTATCCCTCGTGTTCGACGGCCTGCGCAACCGGATCGCGGTCGCAGTGGCGCCGACCATCGAGGCGTTGGCCAATGCCTTCGTCGCCCTCGCGTCCGATGGCGGCATCCTGCGGTCGGCCATCGACACGCTGATCGGCAACCTCGGCCGTCTCGCCTCCTATGCCGCCACCTTCGCCGCCGTCATGGCTGGGCGATGGGTGGCAGGACTGGCGGCCGCCGCCCTCTCCGTGCGCGGCCTCGCTACGGCGCTGGTGTTCCTGCGCGGGGCCCTCATCCGGACCGGCATCGGCGCGCTGATCGTCGGCGCAGGCGAGCTGGTCTATCAGTTCTCGCAACTCGTCGCCCGGGTCGGTGGCGTGGGCGAGGCCTTCCGGCTGCTCGGCTATCTGGCCCGGGAGGTGTGGTCCCGCATCGGCCTGTCGCTGGATGCGGCACTCGCCCGCATGGCGGCAGGGTGGGAGGGGCTGAAGGCGGCGGGGCTATCGGCTCTCGAGGGCACCATCGCAGGCGTGGTCAGCTTCGGCGACCGGACGGCCGCGATCTTCCAGGGAGCCTATGACGCAGCGGTGGCGATCTGGGGCAGCCTGCCCGGTGCTATCGGCGACTTCGCCTTTCAGGCGGCGAACGGGCTGATCTCGGGCGTCGAGGCGATGCTGAACGGCGTCGTCACGCGCATCAACAGCTTCATCGAGACGCTGAACGCGGCCCTCGCGCTGCTGCCCGAATGGGCCACCGGTGAAGGTGGTGTCCGAATCGGCATCCTTGACCCGGTGGAACTGGGGCGCATCGGCAACCCGTTTGAGGGGGCCGCTACTGCCGCAGGCGCTGCCGCCGCCGATGCCTTCTCGGCGGCCCTCGCGCGCAGCTATCTCGAACCGCCCGATCTCGGCCTCGGCGCGATGGCCGATGATGCCCGGGCCCGGGCCGACGGCTATCGCGAAGCGGCCGGTATGCTGGCTGACGCTGCGGGTCGGCCGCTCGCCAGCTGGCAGGCGCTGAAGGATGCGGTGACCGGCACGTGCAACGAGGCCGAGACCGCGCTGGCGGATGCGGCTGGCGCGGCCGATGCCCTGACAGCCGGTCTGAACGACACCGCCACCGCCGCCGATGGCGCTGGCGGCGCCGCGCGCAATGCGGGCGCTGCGGCCGCCGAGGGTGCGGACACCGCCCTCACTGGCTGGCAGGCGGTCACGGCAGCACTCGCCGATTCCGCCGCCAAGGCGCGCGACATCGGCGGCGATATCGGCAGCGCGCTGGTCGGGGCCTTCCAGAGCGCCGAGAACGCCATCGGCGACTTCGTGAAGACCGGCAAGCTCGACTTCCGCGATCTGGTCACGTCGATGATCGCCAACCTCGCCAAGCTCGCCGCACGGCGTTTCATCCTCGGCCCGATTGCGAACGCCCTTTCCGGGGCGCTGGGCGGGGCGGGTGGGATTTTCGCGAACATCCTGCATTCGGGCGGGGTGGTCGGTGGGCCAGGCCCCGGCCGGATGGTCCCGGCCTTGGCCTTTGCCGGTGCGCCGCGCATGCACAACGGCGGCTGGGCTGGTCTGAAGCCAGACGAAGTGCCCGCAATCCTGCAACGCGGCGAACGGGTCCTCTCGCGCCGGGAAGCGGCGGGATACGGCCAGGCGGGCGCGTCCACCGTCAACGTCACGATCAACGCCCGCGACGCCGAGAGCTTCCGCCAGTCCCGCACGCAGGTCGCGAGCGACATTGCCCGCGCCGTATCGCTTGGCCGAAGGGGGATGTGATGGCATTTCACGAGGTCAGGTTTCCGGACTACATCAGCCGTGGCGCGCGCGGTGGTCCCGAGCGCCGCACCCAGATCGTCGAATTGGCGAGCGGGGCCGAGGAGCGCAACGCCAGCTGGGCCAATTCACGGCGGCGCTATGATGTGGCCTACGGCATCCGCCGCGCCGACGATCTGGCCGCGGTCGTCGCCTTCTTCGAGGCGCGGAACGGGCGTCTTCACGGCTTCCGCTTCAAGGACTGGGCCGACTTCAAATCCTGCCTGCCATCTCAGACGCCCGGCCCGACTAACCAGCCGATCGGAACCGGCAACGGGTCGGCAACCCTGTTCCAGCTCACCAAGCGCTACACCTCCGGCGCACAGTCCTGAACGCGGGCCATCACCAAGCCTGTCGCCGGGACGGTGACCATCGCCCTGAACGGCACGCCGCAAGCCTCCGGCTGGTCGGTCTCGACCGCGACGGGATTGGTGACCTTCACCACGGCCCCCGCCGCGGGCGTCACCATCACTGCAGGCTTCGAATTCGACGGTCCTGTCCGCTTCGACGCCGACGCGCTTGACGTCACCCTCGATCTCGAACGCCTCGGCTCGATCACCTCGATCCCGCTCATCGAACTCCGCCTCTGAAAGGACCGATCCCATGTCTGCGCAGACCACCGTGCCCATGGCCAGCGTCATGGCCTGGCTCAGCCTTGCCCTTGCAATTTCGGCCCAGGGTGGGGCCGCCATCTGGTGGGCGGGGACACAGAACACCCGCATGACCTCGCTCGAGACACGGGTCGAGGAACTGCGCTCGATCTCGCCCCTCACCAACCGTCAGATCGTCGAAGCCGACCAGCGCATCGCCGTCATCGACGAGCGGATCGCCAACATCCTTGCCCGGATCGAGGCCCTGACCGCCGCACTCGAGCGCCGCCACGACGCCCCCTGATTTCCCAGAAGGACCACCGCCATGCAGACTACTGACCGGGGGTGTCTCACCCTGATCCGGCACGAAGGCGTCGTGCCCGGACCCTATCTCGATGTGAAGGACATCTGGACCTACGGCATCGGCCACACCGCCGCTGCCGGTCCGCCCGATCCGGCGCGGATGCCGCGCGGGATGCCCGCCGATCTCGATGCAGGGATCCGCGAGGCGTTCCGGCTCTTCCGCGCCGACCTCGCGGCTTACGAGGCCGAGGTTTTGCGCGCGGTGAAGGTGCCACTGGAACCCCACGAGTTCGATGCGCTGGTCTCCTTCCATTACAACACCGGCGGCATCGGCAAGGCCGCGCTGACGCGCCACCTGAACACCGGCAACCGCGCGGCGGCCGCCGTGGCCTTCATGGGCTGGTTGCGCCCCGCCGCGATCCGGTCCCGGCGCGAGGCGGAACGCGATCTCTTCGCCAAGGGCATCTACCCGACCGGCACCATCCCGGTCTGGTCGGTCGACCGCAACGGCAGGGTCGATTTCTCGCGACCAATCCGTCGGCTCGGCGAGGTCGAGGCGCTGGCCTTGCTGCGCCCGACCGGCACGCCGATGCCGCCTTCCGCCCAGCCCCCCAGCACGCCCAGTTGGTGGCAGTGGCTCGCCAACCTCTTCACCGGAAAGGAAACGACATGAATTGGACCCTCGCACGCGGCCTCGTCTATCTCGCCTGCCTTGTCGCCTCCGGCCTCGCCATGGCGGGGCTCGCGGATTTCGACCTGGCGACCGGGAACTTCGACCTCAGGCCCTTCAACCTCTATGCCCTGACCGGTACGGCGGGCGGGGTTGTATCCTCGGCGCTGGCCTCGATCGCGCTCTGGCGCGGCTGGGGGCGGAAGTGAAGTCCCTGAACCCCGCGCTGCAGGCCCATCTGGACGAGGGCACGACAACGCTGGCCTGGTGCTGGCGGATCGTGCGGGCCGATGGGGTGACGCTTGGCTTCACCGATCACGACCGCACCCTGATGTTCGATGGCACCGATTTCGAGCCCGAGAGCGGTTTTGCGGCCTCCGAGGTGCGCTCGGGATCCGACCTTTCCGTCGATGCGCAGGACGCGCAAGGCGTGCTGACCTCCGACCGGATCACCGAGACCGATATCCTCGACGGCCGCTGGGACAATGCGGCCGTCGAGGTGTGGCGGGTGAATTGGGCTGCGACATCCCAGCGATTGCTGATGCGGCGCGGGGCCATTGGCCAGATTCGGCGGGGCCGGCTCGCCTTCGTCGCCGAGGTGCGATCGCTGGCCCATGTGCTGGGCCAGACGCTCGGGCGGACGTTCCAGGCGACATGCGACGCCGCCCTTGGCGATGCGCGCTGCGGGGTCAATCTCGAGGCCCCGGCGTTCAAGGGCACCGGCGCGATCATCGACATGATGCGCGACCGCGCCTTTACCGCCTCGGGGCTTGGCGGTTTCACCTCCGGCTGGTTCTCCTTCGGAACCCTCGACTGGACCAGCGGGGCCAATGTCGGGCGGCGGGCCGAGGTGTTGTCGCACGACCTCGTCGACGGCGTCGACGTGCTGACGCTGCTGGAAGCCCCGGTGCGCGCCATCGCCGGGTCGGACACCTTCACGATCCGCGCCGGGTGCGACAAGCGCATCACGACCTGTGGCACAAAGTTCGCCAATGTTGCCAACTTCCGGGGGTTTCCCAACATCCCAGGCCAGGACGCGGTCCTGCGCTACGCCACCACCGATGGCGGCCACGAGGGTGCTGTGCTGTGATTACGGTCGATTCCGACAGGGTCATTGCCATCGCGCGGTCCTGGCTCGGCACGCCCTACCACGATCAGGCTAGCCTCAAGGGCGTCGGCTGCGATTGCCTTGGCCTTGCGCGCGGCGTCTGGCGCGATGTCGTCGGGCCTGAACCTTTCCCGATCCCGCCCTACAGTCGGGACTGGGGCGAAAGCGGCCCGCGCGAGGTTCTGGCCGAGGGCGCGCGCCGCATGATGCCGGAAATCGTACTCGCCGATGCCCCTCCGGGCGCGCTGGTCCTGTTCCGCATGATGCCGCGCGCAATCGCCAAGCATGTCGGCATCCTGACCGGCCCTGACACCTTCCTCCACGCCTACGAGCGGCTCGGCGTGATCGAGGAACCGCTCACCCAAACTTGGCGACGGCGCATCGCCTTCGCCTTCCTGTTTCCCCAACGCTGAGAGTTTTCCATGGCCACGCTTGTCCTCGGCGCTGTCGGCACTGCCATTGGCGGGGCCTTTGGCGGCGCGATCCTCGGCTTTTCCGGTGCGGCCATCGGCGGCTTCATCGGCTCGACCGTGGGGTCGGTGGTCGACAGCTGGATCGTGTCGTCGCTGGCCCCAGCTCAGCGGATCGAGGGGGCGCGGCTCGACACGCTGCGCATCACCTCGGCTACCGAAGGCGCGGTGATCCCGCGCCTGTATGGCCGCATGCGGATCGGCGGCAACATCATCTGGGCCACGGATTTCCGCGAGGAGACGAAGACCACGACGCAGGGCGGCGGCAAGGGCGGTGGAGGCGGCAAGGTCAAGACTACCGAATACCTTTACTATGCCAGCTTTGCCGTGGCGCTGTGCGAGGGGCCGATCACCGGCATCGGTCGCGTCTGGGCCGATGGCAAGGCGATGGACATGACCGGCGTGACTTGGCGCTGGTATCCCGGCAATGAGGCGCAGACGGCCGATCCCTTCATCGCCGCCAAGATGGGCGCAGCCAACACGCCCGCCTATCGCGGCACAGCCTATGTCGTGTTCGAGGATCTGGCGCTGGCCACCTTCGGCAACCGCCTGCCTCAGTTGTCGTTCGAGGTGTTCCGCCCGCTGGCCGATCCCGACACCGCCGAAGGCCTGACCCGCGCCGTCACCCTGATTCCGGCGTCAGGCGAGTTCACCTATGCCACCGACGCCATCCGCAAGGGCAGCGGTGGTGCCACCGTGGCCGAGAACCTGAACGCGCTGCCCGACCAGCCCGACATCGTGGTGGCGCTGGACCGGCTGCAGGCCATGGCCCCGGCCGTCGAGAGCGTTAGCCTCGTCGTGGCCTGGTTTGGCAACGACCTGCGCGCGGGCTCGTGCAAGGTAAAGCCCGGTGTCGAAGTGGCGTCCAAGGCAACAACGCCCGCCAACTGGTCGGTGAACGGCGTCAGCCGGGCCAGCGCCCATCTGGTCAGCCGCGACGCCGAGGATCGGCCGGTCTATGGCGGCACCCCTGCGGATTTCGCGGTGGTGCAGGCAATCCAGGAGCTGAAGGCGCGCGGGCTGCGCGTGACTTTCTATCCCTTCCTGCTGATGGATGTGCCGCCCGGCAACACGCTGCCGAACCCCTACAGCGCCAATGCCGCCACGCCCGGCCAACCCGCGTTCCCCTGGCGGGGGAGGATCACCTGTTCCACGGCGGCAACGCAGGTCACGGCATTGTTCGGCGCGGCGACGACGGGCAATTTCAGCGTATCGGGCGAGACCGTCAGCTTCACCGGCTCGCCTAGCGACTGGGGTCTGCGCCGCATGGTGCTGCACTACGCGCACCTCTGCGCAGCTGCGGGTGGCGTCGATGCCTTCCTGATCGGCACCGAGATGCCTGGCCTGACCACCATCCGCTCGGGGGCCAGCACCTATCCTGCCGTCACCGCCTTCAAGGCCCTCGCGGCCGACGTGAGCAGCATCCTCGGGGCGGCCACCAAGATCGGCTATGCCGCCGACTGGTCGGAATACTTCGGCCATCATCCGCAGGATGGCAGCGGCGACGTGTATTTTCACCTCGACCCGCTCTGGTCGGATGCCAATATCGACTTCGTCGGCATCGACAACTACCTGCCGCTGTCCGACTGGCGCGATGGCTTCGACCATGCCGATGCGCTTGAAGGCTGGCCTGCGATCTACGACCGCGCCTACCTGCAGGCGAACATCGCGGGCGGCGAAGGCTTCGACTGGTTCTATGCCGGAGCCACTGACCGCTCTGCCCAAAACCGCACGGCCATCACCGATGGCGCAGCGGGCAAGCCGTGGGTCTTTCGCCCGAAGGACATCCGCGCCTGGTGGACGAACCCGCACCACAACCGCCCGGGCGGGATGGAGAGCGGCTTGGCCACCGCATGGGTTCCGCAATCAAAGCCCATCCGCTTCACAGAACTAGGTTGCCCGGCCATCGACCGGGGCACCAACCAGCCAAACGTCTTCTTCGACCCGAAGTCGTCGGAGAGTTTCACGCCCTATTTCTCGCGCGGATGGCGCGACGATGCGATCCAGCGCGCTTATCTGGAAGCCAGCTACCTGCATTGGAGCGACCTGGCCAACAACCCGATCTCCGCCATCTATGGCGACCGGATGGTGCATGTGCCCGAATGCGCCGCCTGGACCTGGGACGCGCGACCTTATCCGTTCTTCCCTGAACTGACCGATGTCTGGACCGATGGGCCGAACTGGCGGCTCGGTCATTGGCTGACCGGGCGGCTGGGCGCGGTGTCGCTTGCAGCCCTCGTTCGTCACCTCTGCCTGCGCGCCGGAATGCCGGAGTCCCTGATCGACGTGTCCGGCCTCTGGGGGGCTGTCGAAGGCTATGCCATTTCGGCACTGGAAGCCCCCCGATCCTCGATCAGCACGCTGGCCCGGCATTTCGGATTCGACGCCATCGAGACCGAAGGCATGATCCGCTTCGTCATGCGCGGGCGGGCGTCCGTTCTGACCTTGGCGCACGATGCCCTCGTGGCGTCCCGCGAGGGCGAGGCGCTGGAACTGGTCCGCGCACAGGAAACCGAACTGCCACAGGCGCTGAAGTGGCAGGTCGCCCGCGCCGATGAGGATTATGACGCGGCGCTGGTCGAGGCCCGTCGCATCACCGTCGACACGACCCGTATCGCCTCCGAGTCCTTCCCGATGGCGATCCCGCCCGAGGAGGCCGAACGCCGCTGCCGCCGCGCGCTGATGGAAGCCTGGATCGGCCGGGAAAGCGCCACCTTCCGCCTGCCGCCCTCGCTGTTGGCGCTGGACCCTGCCGATGTCATCCTGCTCGCGCATGACGGCCGCGAGGTCGAGTTCCGCCTCGTCTCGGTCGCCGATGCCGAAGCGCGCGGGATCGAGGCGGTGCGCCAGGACCGCGCCGCCTACGATCTGCCACCCGGTGATCCCCGCTCGGCCTCGCTCGCCAGCCCCGTCGTCTTCGGCACGCCCGAGGTAGTGATGCTGGATCTGCCGCAGATCAGCGAGGACCAGTTCGCGCATCGCCCCCTGATCGCCGCCCATGCCAGCCCCTCGCCAGGCGAGATCGCGGTGTTCCGCAGCGCCTCGACGGATGGGTTCAACCTCCTGACGATCTTTGGCAGTCGCGCGCGGATCGGCACGCTGGCCTTCGACTTCTTTCCCGGGCCAACCTCCCGCTTCGATCTCGGCAACGCGCTGGTGGTCGATCTGCTGTCGGGGACGTTGGAAAGCGTGACCGACGTCGCACTGTTCGGCGGGGCGAATGCGCTGGCCGTCGAGGCCGCAGACGGTGTCTGGGAAATCGTCCAGGCAGGCCAGGCTGAACTGATCGCGCCCGGCCGCTACCGCCTGACCCGCCTGCTGCGTGGCCAGCGCGGTACAGAGCACGCGATGGGCAACCCGGCCCCAACCGGAGCGCGGGTCGTGGTGCTGGACGCGGGTCTCACCTCTTTGCCCATCGCCGAGGCCGATCTTGGGCTTCCGTGGAACTGGCGGGTTGGCCCGGCCGCGCGCGCTGTCACCGATGACAGCTATGCCGCGCTGGGCTTCACCCCGACCGGCCGGGGGCTTGTTCCCTTCGCCCCGGTCCATGTCGAGCAGCCATGGCGAATTGCCCGCAGCCCGGGCGATCTGACCATCCGCTGGATCCGGCGATCCCGCGCACTGGTCGCTTATGCCTGGGAACAGGTCGAGGTGCCGCTGGCAGAGGACGTTGAGTCCTACGACGTCCAGATTCTCGACGGGGCCGTGGTCAAGCGTACGCTGAACAGCAGCTCGACCTCCGTCCTCTACACCGCCGCCCAGCAGACCGCCGATTGGGGCGCACCGCTAGTTCCCGGCCAGACGCTAGCCATCCGCATCTACCAGCTCTCGAACCGCCTCGGTCGCGGCGATCCCGCTGCCGTCATCCTCCAGTTCTGAAGGCCCGCCATGGGCGTTGTTGCGTAACTCACGCCTGAGGCATGATTGCCCCTTTCCCCTTCGGGATCAGGCCACGCGG